ATCTTAACTATACATCAGATAACGAAAATAATATCCGTATAACAGATGATTGCACCGCATCTCTCTATAAGGCCGAGGATCCAAGCACCTACATCTACAACGTTAATCCATCTATATGGAAAGTGAGTACGTTACTTAACGTTATGGGGCTTCATAGTGGTGAAACATATCGTTCGATAGAAACATCTTCAATACAAAACACCTGTAGTAAATTATCGATGTACAAGATACACGGTACTGAGCAGCTTGTCTGCGGATATTACTGCTGTCATAAGTTCTTTCAATTCCTACATCTCACACATGGTGGAAAGTATCTCCCCGTACAAGAAACTAATTTTACTAACGAACTGAGAGATGAATATCAGTATATCTGCGAAAATTTTTTAAAGAATACATCCAGAGAGTTTAATACACAACGTTAAGAAGTAGACTTGACTACTGTTATGGTGTAGTTTATAATAGTATTTTAACGGTTTTATGAATTACAATATACACGATATAACAAATAAGAACACCATAAACAATCCAAAAGATGAACATTACGCAGCATTTAATGATTTTATCTTTTCGAAAGATATAAAACTTACAGGTAAGCTGCTTCATCGCTTTAATCACTTTCTTAATACCAGACATCTCCCTGGCGATATTGTTGAAATCGGTGTTTTCAAAGGCTCTGGCATCGCAACATTTGCAAAATTTGTTAACGTATTCTGTCCTAATTCTAATAAGAAAATTATCGGGTTTGATATATTTGACACTGCTCATGCAAACAAGATTCTTAATAAAGACAGTGAACTCGATAAAGAGTGTATGAACATCGTTTATAATAGGGTTAATAGCGATGAATTAACGTACGAGTCTGTAATAAAGAGGCTCGATGGAGCTGGTATTTGCAAAGATCGGTACGAGCTTGTACAGGGTGATGTGGAGCAGACAATACCAGGCTATGTAGAGGAAAATCCTGGCTTTAGAATTTCTATGCTGTACATAGATGTTGATTTAGAAAGACCGACCTATTTTGCACTCAAACATCTCTGGGATAGAATATTACCTGGTGGTGTCGTTATTTTTGATGAATTTGAGTATGGTAAGTTTACAGAAAGCTGCGGTGTCGAGAGATTCTTGAGAGAGAAGAATATAAAATTTGAACTCAAGAGTACTGATTGGATTGCGCCTACCGCCTATCTCTACAAGACAGACTTTTAATTTATACGTTAAGTATGAAAATATATTACGTAGATATTGATGAAACGATATGCACTTCGCCAGCTTCTCGAAATTACCATGACGCAATTCCTATAAAGGAAAATATAGAAAAAATAAACAAACTATATGCAGCAGGTAATACGATCGTTTATTGGACGTCACGAGGTAGTAGAAAACAGATCAACTGGTATGATTTAACAAAAAATCAATTAGATGAATGGGGCGTAAAGTATCACGAACTTCGTGTTGATAAACCTTACTATGACCGTTTTATTGATGATAAAACATTACGAATTGAAGAACTATGAAATTAATATCACATAGAGGTAATATTATCGGACCTATACCTGATAAGGAAAACAGACCGTCGTATATTGATTGCGCAATACAGCTAGGATATGAAGTTGAAATCGATATACGCTATATCAATAATCAGTTCTGGTTAGGTCACGATACACCCGACTATAAAATTAATCGTGAGTGGTTAGAACCACGGTTAAAGTATCTCTGGCTCCACTGTAAGGATGTTGCTGCGGCTTACAAATTAAAAGAATTTACAGCAGCAAAATATTTCTGCCATTCAATAGATACATACGTACTTACTAGTACTCGACATCTTTGGGTACATGATTTAACATTACCGTTGACTGAAAGCTGTATAATACCGCTTTTATCAAAAGAAGATATTGATACATATCCTGGCGATATTGTTCATGGTATTTGCACTGACTATGTCACATATTGCAAATATAAGTGTAAAATTTAAGTAGATGTATAATATGCAGGGTAGAAACATACAATTAATAATACCGATGTCAGGTATTGGTCGAAGATTTATTGAAGCCGGTTACACGGATCCGAAGCCTCTAATAAACGTTGATGGAAAACCAATTATCGAACATGTGGTAAATATGTTTTCCGGCATTAAGGATATTACGTTTATCTGTAATGAAAGACATTTAGCTGAAACGGATATGCGTAATATTCTTACAAATATTGCTCCTACCGGTAAAATTATAAGTGTTTCGAATGAAAATAGAAAAGGTCCTGTTGATGCTATATATCAAATAAAAGACCATATAAACGACGACGCAGAGATTATTGTAAGCTATTGTGATTACAGTACAGTTTGGAATTTTAACCAATTCTTAAAACAGACAGCTAATGGTATATACGACGGCATGATACCGTGTTACACCGGATTTCATCCCCATATGCTTGGCGGTGACAATTACGCTTTCTGCAAAGAAGAGAATAAAACACTTCTTCAGATAAAGGAAAAAGAATCATTTACCGATAACAAGATGAACGAGTATGCATCGAACGGTACATATTATTTTAAGAACGGCGCTATTCTAAAGAAATATTTTCAAGAGCTTATAGATCGTGATATTAACTTGAAAGGTGAGTATTATGTCAGCCTTGTATATAACCTACTTGTAGAAGATGGTTTAAAGGTTGGTATATTTGAAATTGAGAAAATGCTACAATGGGGTACACCGTACGATTTAGAGATTTATAAAGGCTGGTCAAATTATTTTAAAAATATATCCGTTAAACAACCTATACTTGAGCATGATAACGACGTAACGCTTATACTGCCTATGGCAGGTCGAGGTAGCCGTTTTGCTGATGAAGGTTATACAACTCCAAAACCTCTTTTAGATGTAGACGGTTTGCCTATGATAGTACAGGCAGTGAAGTGCTTACCGCAATCTAGGCACAATATATTCGTCGCTCAGGATGATCATGTACAGCAATTTAAGCTGGACTCAATACTACCGAAGTATTTTAGTGGTACAAGTATCGTTTGTTTAACAGGTGTTACCTCTGGTCAAGCCTGTACCTGCGAAATCGGAGTACGTGACGGAAATATAGACTTAGATAAGCCTATATTAATTTCTGCTTGCGATAACGGTGTATTTTATGATACCGAAGAATATAAGAAATTATTAGACGATCAGAGTGTTGATGTTATTGTTTGGTCGTTTAGAAATAATCAAACGAGTAAAGTTAATCCTAATATGTATTCTTGGTTAGACGTTGATGATGATAATAATATAAAACATGTATATTGTAAAAAGTTTGTCTTTGACGATCCTCTTAAAACGCACGCTATTATCGGTACAATGTTTTATAGAAAAGCAGAATATTTTATAAGTGGCTTGCAAGGTTGCTATAGTAAAGATATTCGTACGAACGAAGAATTTTACGTTGATGATGTTATTAACCAGAATATAGAAGCAGGTCTCAATGTAAAAGTATTTGAAGTAAAGAATTATATCTGCTGGGGAACACCTAACGATTACCGTGTGTATAACTACTGGCGTGATTTCTTTAAAAAGTGTGAGTGGCATCCATATACCTCTTGATTAATCAAGTTAACCAGTTATTATTATAGCATATGATTATTAACGTACCATTATACGACGGAGATCTCATTCACAATCGCTTTGCTTACAAATATTTTCGTAAGAATACATTGCCCATTGGTAACATTGTAGCTTTTAGAGCTCCTATGAAAGTGGAGGCTGAAGGTATGATTGACAATGAAGATATCCTTAATGCTGATTATATCTACAGTGACGATGCAATTAACTTCTGTTGGGAGATCCCTAACTTAGACCCTTTTGGCGCTGTAGCGTTTCAACGTCTTCTTAATACGCAGATTGCTAATATCCTTAGTAGCAAGTATCTTAGAGCACCTATTGAAGTTGACGGAGACGACCTCATGGTTCATAAGGAGCATAACCAAGGCGGCGTTACACAGATGAAGGGTAAGTGTAGTGTTAGTATTACCTATTCGAAGAATAATGTAGCACTCGGTCATACCGGTATTAATATAGAAGCTGGTAAGAAAGCCCCAGCATTTGCTTTTTCGACTAAGTTAGGTGATACAGAAGCTGAGCAGTTTATGAGAGATATTATCGAAATCTTCTATGCAATGGTAGAAGATATCTTTCTTGCAACTACAAAAGTCATTAGTTAATGACGATATTTGATTTTATATCGAGTACACTCTTTTCTAAAAAGAAAACTTGTTTTAACTCTGTAGACGAAGAGAGCAACTTTTCGCCCTATATGCTCAATAGATGGTGTAGCATGTACTCGCCATCTATTGCTACATTTAGCAATATACTAAACAAATACATTGGCGTTTTTAACGACAAAAAAGATCTGTATAGCTTATTTGTCGCGGTAATGCCAAGAGTCACCTCAAAGCGAATATCTTATATAAAGAAAGTTAAAGAAGAAAAAAAAGAAGAAAATAATGACATTGAAATGCTTGCTAATAATCTTGAGCTTTCAAAGAGAGAAATAAATCAATACATTGCATTTTCAGAAAACCTATCTAATTAAACGTATATGGTAGCCGATATCGACATGCTTGGACCTCTCCCGAAGAGTTTAATTGACTTTTCTTCACTCCCAAAAAACTCTTTTAATTCTGTGTTTTACGGGTATAACCTCAAGACAGTTCTTGATGATATTTTACTCTGTACTTTTGTTGACGAAACAGAAGACGGATCTAGTATTATTAGAAATGGTCTACATGTTCCCGTTAATACTGATACAAAAGCGTGGAGAATTGGCGAGGTAATCCTCGCAGGGCCTAATGTTAGATATGCAAAGAAAGGTGAATATGTCTGTTTTCCTAACAATCTAGGTGTCCCGGTTGCTAATATCGATATTGAGGGTTACGGCACTCTTAAGAAAGGTATTTTCTTAAACGAGCAACGTATCTTTGGTATCTGTTCACTACGAGGAGATGATAATGAAAGCGTCGCTGCCCACCTTAAAAAGTCTGCTGCTAAACAACGTCGTCGAAATAAAGTTTAATCGCCGCCGTCTGAAACCGGGCGCTGGATTAACAAGACGAATGCTTTGTACGAATTCTTTAACTTTGCTTAATAGCCCTGAGGGTAGATTAGCGTTAAACTATAAACGTGCCATTAATATACCTAAGTTTGACCCTAATATGAAAGATCTCATTATCACTTGGGACATTTTTATGCAAGACTATCGATGTATTAATATGATAGCTTGCGATCTTATAC